GCGCAGCAGTGTTGCCCCTGTGATACACGACCCAGTTTGATGTAGTATCTGTTCTCTTGATTATGATACTGCCGACAGTTGTGCCTAAATTATGGCTAATTGTTCTACCTGCTGTTGAATTCCCAGTCCAAGTCACCACATCAAAGAACTTAGGGGCTTTGCGGAATGTCCAAGAGGCGTATGGTCTGTTATCATTTGTAAAATTATAAAGAGCAGGATGTTTTACTGTAAATCCATTTGAATTAAATGAACTAAAGTCATATCCTGATGCTGTTACGGCTGCATTGGTAGTGTTTGAGGACAAATTTAAAGAGTTCGCACCTCTTTCAGTGTCATACCAAGCATGACCTACAGTTCCAGTTCTGCCTTTAATCCAAACCAAACCACCTTCGCCAGCTTCGGCTGCGTCAAAGGGGCCGACTTCTGATGCTCTTGGATTGCCATTAACAGTGACACTGTATGAGTTAGAACTTGCGTCAGCCAATGGCGTGTCACCCTGACCAACCAAAAGAACTGTGTTGCTGTCGGATGTAAATGCAGATGTTGGAACTGTAAGGGATGTAGATGTTGGATCATATCTGGCGGTGTCAGAGATACGAACAGATGACATATAGCCATACATCAGTTCATAACCTGCTCCTGATACAGTACCACCACCAACAGCACCAATGTTATAAGTAGTAGAGTTAAGGTTACCACTTATTGTCGCTGTACCGATGCGTGATCCGTTCACATAGGAACTAACTACGTTACTTGAGTTTCGTGTGATTGCTAAATGGTTCCATCCGTCTATGTCATAATAACTTGATGCATTACCATTAACACTTGTACCTGCTACTGTTATGTAAACAAGGCCAGAGCTACTTAAATAATCAGTTTTTACCACAAAGTTATTTTCGTCGCTGCCATTACCTATCAGATAAATTGCACGGTCTGAGTCGTAACTGTAAAACCATAGTTCAATAGTAAACTCACCACTTAACGCTGGTAGCGTTGCAGTCTGTAAATAATCACCATCGCCATCTGGGAAGTAAATACCACCGCCACTATTAGACTGCCCAAGGTTAATCCCATTCTCAATAACCTGCGCAGAGCTATTCCCCTCATAGAGATAGGTGGAGAACACATCTTCTACGTTAAGCGCACCCGCACCACCTGCACTACCCGCAGCAGCTTGTAAGAGTTTCTTTTTAGTTGCCATGTTAGCTTATCCTAATGCTTGACCTGCAGTAAATCCGTACCAGTTAGTGCCACCGTCACGAGTAGTGAATACGAATACATCCTTCGCACTTACTGTCGCTGTCAGCGTAGGTGCAGTTGCGCTGGGCCAGTCTACTGAGCTAGGCCAAGTGACCGTGTAACCTGACGCAGAGGCATCCTGAATGATCTCAATGCTGAAGCTATACGCAGTGCCACTGGCAGGTGGGTTGCTGAAGGTGAACGTAGTAGACTCAGTTAACGTATGGCTAAAGCTATTACCTGTCTCACAGTTCACCGTGGTGGCGTTAGAGGATGATGTGACCGCTGCGTAGGTTTCGTTGTAGCTATCAACGATCAATTCACCACCTACATCAATGTCACCACTAAATGTACCACCTGATGCAGCACTTACAAAGTCGGTAGGAATAGTAGGAGTACCACTAATGTCAGCATAAGCACCAGAAGTAGCTACAGTTGCTAGACCAGAGATTTTACTTGTAGCAATAGCTGCACTAGGGCTAATGTCTGCGTTTACAATGCTACCATCTGTAATATTATCTGAGCCAACGTTTTGTGGTGCAGGTTGATTACCAATATAAGGCATCTGTGTTCTCCCTTATGACTGTTCTAGTACGGACACAATAACGTCTGCACTGGATGCTGTGTCACTCGTAACTTTAATGATGTCCGTTGTCTCTAGTACGATCTTTTGATCACCACCAACAGGGACTAGTGCACCTCCTACAGGAACAGTAGCACCTTTAACTAGGTACACGCTTGTTCCACCAGAAGTGTCAGTAATAACTACATCGACTGCAATAGCTGATGCTGTAATGTTTGCTACAGTTAAACCAATAACTGTTGTAGTCGTAGACGCAGGTACAGTATAAACACTTGTTTGGGATGTGCCTATTGCTGAACTAACTGCGTTTTTAAAAGTGTTAGCCATTCTTTATTTCCTCATCCTAACGCAATAGCTAAAGCAAGTGCATCATCTGCTAGTGCATAACGTGCATCGCTTTCGTTTTTAGTATAGTGGGTAGCTAATGAGAATGTACCGTAGGCTACAATGTCTACGATGTCTCCTGCTGTAGCACCCGTTGTCAGTACAATAGCTGTACCTGACGTAGCAGTAAAATCTGTACCTGCTAATAGTTTAATACCGTTAAGGTATACATCTACATAACCTGTATCATAGGTTGCTGCAAAACTTGTTTGACCACTTGTGGCTGTATATGTGTTTCTACTTGATGTACCGTTTACAGATGAACCTGCAGCTTGCCACCCAGAGCCACCGTACACAAACATTATATCAGAAGTAGTATTAAAGTACAAGGCTCCAGTTATAAGAGCATCACCATCATTGTCTAGTGCAGGAGCAGTAGCCTTAGCACCTAAGTATCTGTCATCAAAGTCATCATATGATGCAGCAGCATCTGTAGCACTAGAAGCCGCAGCAGTAGCTGAGTTAGCTGCGTTAGTTTCACTTGTTGCAGCATTAGTCTCTGATGTAGCCGCAGCAGCAGCACTTGCAGAGGCAGCAGTAGCTGATCCTAGAATGCTATCAACATATGTCTTGTTTGTCAAGTCTGGACCGTTGACAGGAGCATACGTAGTTGTAACCTTAGAGCTACCCATGTCAATAGCACCTGTCATAGTGCCACCAGATAAGTCTAGGAAGTTAGTAGTTACATAGTTCTGTGTAGCTGCATCCTGTGCTGCAGTAGGATCACCTAGTCCAGTGATCTTGTTTGTACCCATAGCAATAGCACCAGTCATCGTACCACCTGCTAGTGGGAGCTTAGTTGCTATGCTTGTTGTAATAGTTGTGGAGAAGTTAGGGTCATCACCTAGAGCAGCAGCTAGTTCGTTTAGTGTGTCTAGTGTACCTGGGGCTGAGTCTACAAGGTTAGCAATGCTTGTGTCTACGTAGCCTTTACTTGCTGCATCACCTGAAGCTACTGGAGTAGACAAGTTAGTAATGGTAGCAGTTGTACCTGCATCCATGTTCAACGTACCGTTGATAGTCACATCGTTAAACGTTGATGAACCACTTGAAGCTGTAACGTTACCTGTTACATCACCTGTCAGATCACCAGTTACGTTGCCTGTAAGGTTACCTGTAACGTTTCCTGTGACAGGTCCGACAAAACTAGTTCCTGTAATCGTTGTGCCTGTGATAGCTGCTGCACTTGTTGCACCAATAATAGCACCATCAATAGCCCCACCATCAATATCAACAGTCGCCAAGGTAGCCTGTCCAGATGTCGATACAGTAGTAAAGCTACCTGCAGCAGCACTAGAAGCACCAATAATAGTACCATCTATATTACCTGCGTTAATGTCTACTGTGCTTAGTGTAGATGTACCTGTAGCACTCAATGTAGTAAAGGCACCAGTAGATGCACTATTTGCACCTATTGCAGTGCCATCAATAGCACCACTGTTAATGTCTACTGTAGTAAGAGTAGTTGTACCTGTAGCAGTTAAGTCTGTGAACGTACCTGCTGCAGCAGTTGTAGCACCAATAGTGGTGTTATCCATTGCACCAGAGCCAATGTCTACAGATGTAATATTAGCTGTGCCTAGTGTAGTTACACCTGTAACACCTAGTGTACCGCCGACTGTAGTATTACCAGTCACATCTAATGTACCGCCGACAGTAGCATTACCTGTAGCACCTAGTGTAGTAAAGTCACCTGCTGCAGGAGTAGTACCACCGATAACTGTATTATCTATTGTACCACCTGACAGGGTAATGGAGCCAATACTTGCAATACCGTTTACATATATGTTCTTATATTTTAGTGATGAAGTACCAAGGTCAATATCGTTATCAGTTACAGGAACAATAGCACCGTCTTGAATACGTATCTGTTCTACTGCAGCACTAGATACTTCAGTAAAGATACCTATGCGGTTATTAGTTGTATCTACAACAACTTTGTTTAATGCATCAACGTCAGCAATCAAAGGTATGTAAGCACCCTCTGTAGAGCTACCATCGTGTTTATGTCCACCTACGAAAGCAAAGGCATCCCGTATTGCATTATACTCTGCGTTTACTGGTGCAGCTTTAATAACCGCATTAGCGATAATGTCAGCTACGGACTGTCTTGAATAACCTGCCATTTTATAACCTGTCTCCTACCCCGAATGTTATCACTAGACCCTGAATACTGTGTGATGCATTGGAATCATTAGTTACGAATTTAAATGATGCTGACTTACCTGAACCTGAGATGTTAGTACGTTTAACTGGGGCAGGGTTACCATCAAAGATTGCGGTACTGTCGTATAGTGCTTCATTATAATATGCTGCAGCACCTGCAGTTGTTAAAGTAAAGTTTGTTGGACTTAGTGTGTCTACATCTTCGTAGTCATACAAAGCAGACATAACGATCTCGTTGTCACCTTCAGCACGTAGATATGTAGCTACAGTGTAGAACACTTTGCGTTGCTCTGGGTCTTGCATATGGAAGAATGGTGTCTGGAATACACTAAAGATGTCTGTACCGTCAAAGTCATTGCCTTGTTCTTGGCGGTGTACTTTACCGTTATCATCACCGTGAATTACGTATTCGTACTGACCAATGTAACCACTGTCTGATGCTGTAGCTGTAATACCTAACATCTGGCTATATTCAAACTGTAAGCCGTTAGGTGTTTGTCTAAACCCACCAATAATACCCTGTGAGTCTGCTGCAGCAAAGAAGTAACGGAACTGTGTCTTTTGTCGTATGACTACTGCGTTCAATCCTTCAAGATCAATGTCAAACACAATGTCAGTAAAGATAGACTGAATGTCTTTTGATACTGTCTCTAGGTTAACGTCACCAATCTTATCTGTACCAGAGATAGGACGTAAGCCATCTTGTGATAAGAAGAGTAGGTCACCACCTATCTCAATAACACTGTCTGAAGCCATACAGCCTAGATCATCTGTAACTTCCTGTAACACAAAGTTAGAGATGTTATCACCAGCAAGCTTACGAATGTTGTTAGTACCAAAGATGTACAACACATCACGGAAAGACTTGATAGCTACGATAGGGAAGCCCACGTTAATAACGCCTGAGCCATCAGCAGGAGCAAAACTAGTCTCATCGTAAGGTGCACTAAAATAAAGATTCGTGTCTTCACTGGGATCACCTGCTAAGAACATATGGTTCTTAAATACGTGTGAAAACTTAGGTGCGCTGGGTGCATCTGCGTGTGTTATCTGCGTATAAGTTGTACCATCATATGTAGCTGCAGGGTTAATACCATCAGTAAGCATTACCTTTGGACTACCCCAGTTGTACTTAGTAAAGCGTACCTTGGTTACACCTGACATTGTAGGCGAACCAGAAGTAGTTACTGCAACCCAAGCTGATGTAGCTGTATCCCAATAGTGTAGATAGTTAGAACCACTAGACGGTGCACGGCAAGCTAGAATACCATCGTTGACACCGTTAGCAACACAAACACCTAGAACTTTTAGTGTACCTGGAACTGTACCGTAGTCGTTACTAAATCCGTTGATCTTTCTGTAACCACCAGTAACAGCAGGTTCATAGTTGATCAAAGAGATAGCTGAACCAGGTTGAGTCTCACCTTGTGACAGCACATCACGACTAGTGTTTAAACCGCCTTGGCAGAATACTTTGAAGGATGCTAAGTTATCAGCCATTATGCACCGTCATTAAATGAACTAGTTCTTGCTTTACCTATAACAGTAGAACGAACAGAGATAGCATCATCCATCAGTACTCGACGCATAGACTTAATGCCATCCTCAAAGTTATTCTGATGCATAGCTGCACTTTGTTCATTACTACGGAAGCGCATCATAAACATCATAGCACCATCAATAACTACGTGCTTAAAACGATCAGGTATAACTGCTACGTCATCAT